CACGGGCTCGGCAAGCGTTGCTGCTGCGACGTCGGGAACCTTCGTCGGTGTGGTCCAGTCGGACAACACCATCAAGGTGTACCGCAAGTAAAGAGGTTTGTGTCGGGACGCAACGGGAGGGTTGCGTTCCGACACAGCAACAACAAGAGTAAGAGGAAATCATGCCTCAGTACTATACCATACTGGATAATGGTGTAAAAACACCGAAGGAGAAGAAAATGGCAAAGCGACGTAACCAAAACCGCACATACGCTGCGGCAAAGGTCAACTGGCGAATGAAGGAAGGCTCAAACTACTACGGTGACATAAGTGGTGTGAAGAAGAAGAATCCGAACCCGCGTACGAGCGGTGTTGTTGCTGACCGCGCTGGCAAAGCGCGAACCAGCGGTCGCACAGCGGATTCGTACGGTCGTGGTGCGCGTTCGAGCGGAAAAACACCCGACATGTACGGTCGCAAGTCGCCTCGCACGACTGGCCGTACGGCGGACTCGCGTTCGCGCACTCAGGGTAGCGCGAATCCGCGCACTCGTGGTCGCACCGCGGATTCGTATGCGGGTCGCGTGAAGACGAGCCGTAATTACAAGAAGGGTTTGTACCGCTAATTGTAGGTTCCCCGTCTCGCGCCACCTCCCTTCCGTGGGGCGGGGACCACAACTAGGAGAACATCATGGCAAAAAAGCGTAATGTTTCAAAAAATCGTCGTGTTTCTTCCAAAAAACCGGCAAGAGATGAACAGGGAAACCCGACAAACACCAAAGAGGTCTATCAGGATGCGCATTCGCGCGCCCGGGCGCTAGCCAAAGGAAGTTCCATTTTTTATCCTAGTACTCTACAACCAGCAAAAGTTAGAAATCTTCCCGGTTATGTGCAAGCCGTCATGCAGGCAGAAAAAGATGTAAAAGCCACTTCTCCGGAAAAAACGGGACCTGCGCCAAAAAATCCGAGAGTGCCAAAGAATCCAAGTCCTCGTACACAAGTTCGTGCTTCACTTTATGCTCGTCTCACCGGTGGTGGTTCTGCGCCGGGACGCGGAATGGGTCAGGGAAGCCGCGGCGGCGGAGGATTTCTCGGTCGAACAAAGTAACAGTGGGGGCTAAGGATGATGAAAGGTTCTAAGCCCGCTTACGCTTTCTACGGCAAACCCGTCGACGGAGTGCGCCAAGCCGCGCAATCCCTCGCCAACGCACGTCTGCAAGCGGGCGGGGGTGAATACACAGGTAGGAACCGTTGCGTCGCCGAGAACGACACTTGCGAAGGTCCGAAAGCAAAGGGAACGCAGTATTGCATCGGGCATCTTCGCAAAATCGCGAAAGGCGGTGATGCCGCATGAATTTGGCTGACGTCCGCACGATGGTGCGGGACATCTCCGATTTGGACACGGTCGACTTGCCGAACAGCCTGTTGGACACTTTCGTCAAGGAAGCGTTCCAACGCATCGTCGCTTTGGAGCGACGCTGGCCGTTCTACCAAGAAACGTACACGTTGAACACGGTCGCCAACCAGCGTCCGTACACGATTAGCGCCATCGGGGACATTCGGGAAATCATCTCGATTGTGGAGACGACGGCGTCGGGCAACAGGTTCACGGAGATTGCGTACGACGATGCCGAGGATGTGTGGTTGGGGAACACGGATGTTGCTGGTCGCCCCTATTTTTGGGCGGTGTGGGACGGGCAGATTCACCTGTATCCGAAACCGGATGTGGTGTATCCGTTGACGATACGGGCGTACCGTAATCCTTCTTATGCGTGGTTGTCGAACACGGCGACGGAGATTGATTTGGATGGCTGGTTCCACATCTTGTTGGCGTACTACGCGCTTGCGCGCGTGTACCAGCGTCAAGAGGACAACGAGATGGCGATGATGTACCAGCGTTCGTTCGAGGAGGGTGTGGCGATGGCTCGCCGCGATTTGATGAAGGCGCGTTCGCACCGCCCGTTGTTGTTGTCTGGTGGTCGCAAGTATCCGACGATGCGTCGCTGGTTGCAGACGCTTGGGGCGACGTTGGGGTCATGAGCAGGTTGTTGACTCGTCGTTACGACGATTTCACCGGCGGGTTGAACCTGCGTGCGGACCAGTTTCAGTTGTCCGCGAACGAGTCGCCTGATTTGTTGAATGTGGAGATTGACCCGCGCGGCGGGGTGTTCAGTCGTGGTGGTATGCATCGGATGAACACGACTGCGGTTGCGGGGACGTGGGCGCCGCAGCGTCTGTACGCGTTTTACGGTGATTCGTCGCGTCTGATGTTGGCGAACGACACGAAGGTGTTGTGGTCGTCGGGCGGCGATTTTTCGACGTTGGAGTATTCGTCTGGCAACGCGGTCACTTCGTCGTCTTTGCACGGTGCGTGCATGTACGCGTGGGGCAACACGCTGTACATCGCTACTGGTGCCGTTTCCGGCAATGTGGGCTACAAGTGGACGACTGGTGCGACGTATGCGACTGCTTTGTCTGCGAGCGGTCCGACGTGGCAGCCGTACAACAATCCGGTCGGGAATTTCATGCCGCGTGCAGAGCATGTGATTACGCACGCCAACAAGTTGTTCGTGGCGGACACATACGAGGACGGTGTGCGTTACCAGAACAGGTTGCGTTGGTCGCACGAAGGTTTGCCGGGCGACTGGAAGGACGACGATTACGTCGATTTCAACGGCGGCGGTTTGGGCATCAGGGCGTTGGCAATCGTGGCCGGTCAGTTGGTGGTGTTCAAACCGAACGGCATCTATCTGCTGGTCGGCAATTCGACGGACAACTTTCAGGTCGTGGAGTTGTCCACGAACCTCGGCACCAACAACCATCACAGCATGGCACAGTCCGAGGCTGGCGTGTATTTCTATTCGAATCCCGAGGGCGTGTTTTTTTATGACGGCACCAAGATTATGGATGTGTTCGAGCCGTTGCGTCCGCTCGTTGACGAGCGGCGCCTGTCGACTGCTTCCACGGAACCGTATTCGGTTTCTTGGGTTGGTCGTCGTGCTTGGGTGGCGTTGCCGTTCGATGACACGAACACGGCTACGAAACCGACCCGCAATTTCGTGTTCGACCCGTCAATCGGTCAAGGTGGCGCCTACACGCAGTTCGCTTCGCACGACGGCTACGGGCTGGTGGGTGGTACGGATTGGACGGATGACAACGGCGCCAACCATCGGGTGTTCTGCCACCCTGTTCAAGCAAGGGTGTTGAAGGTTGATTTGTACGAAGAGGAGCAGGACAATGTGACGGGGACTGCCGCAAGTTTTTCTTCGTATTACCGTACGGGTTGGGTGGATGGTGGTGCGTATGCGCAAAAGAAGGTGTTTCGCCGCCCGGACATCGTGTTCAAGCAGGTGGATACGCAGCGCATCGTGAACGTCAAGATTTACCACAACTACGAGGAGGCGTCTGGTTCTGAGCGCAAACAGTTCGATGTGACGTTGGCTGGCACCGGTACGGGTGCGTATTGGGGTGTGGGTACTTGGGGTGCGGGGACGTGGGGTGTGACTTCGGAGGGTGTGAGCGTGCGCAGCGGTCGTCAATTGGGGTTGGCTCGCAGTGTGCAGTTGTTGTTCACTGGTCCGTCGAACGGCGGGTGGGGGATTGATTCGATTACTTACAAGTTCAACAACCGAAAGGTGAGTGGCTGATGCCTTTGTCTGTTCCTTATTCGTTCACGACCGGCACGGTCATCGAGGCTGCGGAGATGAACAGCAACTTCACTGCGGTGAAGAACTTTTCTGATGCTTTGGCGACTGGTGTGAACATTGATGCTGCGGCGATTACGGCTGCGAAGATTGCGACTGGTGCGGTGGAGACCGCCAAGATTGCGGATGGTGCGGTGACTGCGCAGAAGTTGGCTGCGGGTGTTTTGGCGAGCGGTGACAGCGACCAAATCGTGTTGGGTGCGCAGGTGTTCGGATGAGAACTCCTTGGAATTCGCCGATTGTCAACACGTTGACGACCGCTGATGCGGGTCGTTTGCAGCAGATTTTTATGTCTCTGTCAAAGGAGTTGTCTGAGGTGCGTGACGAGTTGGATAATTTGAAGAGGCTTGTTGCTCGAATGGATAGGGCAAATTATGGCGTATGACCCAAGTTTGTATGAGGCGCGCAGGCGCGGCTACACGGAGAATTATGCGGCTACGGCTGCGGCGAATCAGTTTGCGCGGACGTTGTCTCAGCAGCGCGGTTCTCGTCAGCGTCAGGCTGCGTTGCGTCAGTATGAGGCTGCGCAGCCGCAGTTGGTGCGAGGGTATTCGCAGCGTAATCTTGTTTCGCCTTCGGTTCGTAGTGGTTTGTTTAGTCGTGCGATGCAGGAGTTTGGTCAGGAACGTGCGCGCGGTTTGTCGGAGTTGGAGCAGCAACAGATGGGCGAGTTGCGCCAAATGGATTTGGAAGATGCTCGCCTGATGCAAGATTATCGTCGCATGTTGGGTGATTTAGAGGCAGAAAAAGCAAGAGAAATAGCGGACGCTGCTAGGCAGTTGTTTGCGTTTAGAGCAGGAGCAGCGTAATGACTACGGCAGACCAACGAGAAAGAATGATTGAGCAGGCAAATAAAAACCGCGGTGTGGTCCAGTACGCTCCCGGCGGAAATAGTGGTTTGAATTTTGATTATTCACAGCCCGCTTCGGCGTTTTTCACTCCAGAAAACATTCAAAAAATTTTTGCTGCAATGCCAACGCCAACCAAAATACAAACACCAGCAGCACAGGGACCTTCTTATTCAAATCGTCTTGATGCAGAAAAATTTAGGTATGAGCAACAAAAAGATAAAGCGGAGGCTGCGCGGGCGCAGCGCACGCTACAGGCGTACCAGAATATGTTGTCTGGTGGCGGTTACCGTTCTGGCACTGACGCAATTTTGGGGATGATTGGCGCCGAAGGTTCGCGCTCAGAGGCCGCCGTTCAGGACGCATATCAGCGGGCTTTGGCAAACATTGGTGCCGGGTATGACACTGCGCAAGGTTTGACCACGCAGGGTTATGGGGCTTTGGAGAATTATTTGCGGCAGAATCCGAATAATCCGTATGCGAATGTGCAGGTGTCTGCGGGTGTTGCGCCGGATGCGATGGAGCAGTTGTTGTCTGCGTATGGTGTGTCGGCTGAGCCTGTTCAGGCGCAGGTTGCCGCTGAGCAGGCTGCCGCCCAGCAGGGTGCTGCTGGGTTTCAGAATCTTTTGAATACTTTGGGTGGTGTTGCGCAGCAGTCTGATTTGTCGCGTATGGCGGAGATGCAGATGGCGCAGACATTGGCTAATCAGACGCTTGGTACGCAGCGTGCGACGTATTCGTCGCAGGCTGAGCAGGCTAGGGCGCAGGCTTTGGCTGAGATTCAGGCTCAGTTGGCTCAGGCTCGTATTCAGCAGGAGATTGCGGCTCAGGCGCGTCGTCAGCAGATTGAGGATGCTGTTGTGGCGGCTGGCGCAACACCAGTTGCCGCACCCACCACAACCCCCACCACAA